CGTGACTCTCATTTGCTGAAAAAGATGCTGGCCGACCAAGCCAGCAAAAAGCCATTAGCCGCCAAGAAAATCAAAGCGGCACCCAAGATGGTGAAAAGCGGTCAACCCAAATCCAACGCCAGTTCTGCAAAATCGCGGGAGCGCGCAGCTTATGCCGACTTCCAGAAATTAGGTACGCAAGACGCGGCCTTAAAATACAGAATGGCCCTTAAGGGCCTATAGGGAACTACAACTATGGCTATCCTAACAACCACCGCCGCCATTGGTCAGCGTGAATCATTGTCTGATACAATTTATTCAATTGATCCGCGTGAAGTGCCAATGATGAGCGCTATGAAAAAGAAAACCACCAGCGCAATTAATGAAGAATTTCAGGTGCAAGAGTTGGCGGCAGCAGCCGATACCAACTATGTGAATGAAGGCGCTGACTACTTATATGTTAACCCTGAGTTGACCGTAAGACTTGGCAACATCCACCAGATCAGTGTAAAGGCAGCGCAAGTCTCCAACACACTTGATGCTGTTGATAAAGCTGGTCGTGCGCGTGAGGAAGAATATGTAAAAATCCTCAAAGGCGTTGAGCTTAAAAAGGACATTAACAAGTCTTTCTACAAGAACGAAGCCAAAAGCTCGTCTGACCCACGCAAGGCTGGCAAGTTGCCGTCTTGGCTGACAAATGCGTCTGTTCCTAGCGACATGGCGGTTTCTGCTGGTACTGGCGCTGACGTTGCTGACTTCACAGGCACAGCGGCTGCGCTTACTTTGGCGAAAATTGATGCCGCAATGCTGGCCGCATATCAAGACGGTGGCAATCCCACCACGCTGATTATGTCGCCTGTCAACAAAGGCAACTTTAGCGGCCTGTCTAGTGGTTCGGTTGCGACTAACCAGATCACCAGTACAGCGCCAAAAGAGGCGTCAATCGTTGGCTCAGTTTCGCTTTATCTCAGCGACTTCGGAACTCTTAACGTGACTGTTGACCGTGCTTGCCCAGACAGTGAAATCTACCTGATTGATCCAGAGCATATCTGCATGGGTACACTGCCGGGTCGTGATTTCTCAGTTCAGGAAATGGCACCTACTGGCGACAGCACCAAGTTCGCTATTACCACAGAGTACACGCTGATCCCAACGGCTCCAAAGGCCCACGCTTATGTCGGCGGCTTAAACGGCTCCTAGACTACCCTCCCAAACGAACTAGAAGGGGCGCTTTCGGGTGCCCCTTTTTTATTGGAGCATTGCCAATGAAGCGACTTATCGACGCCCAGCCTGACGCGCACAAACGCACTTATCTGAGCTATGAGAACGGCAAGACCCACGTTGTAACTGAGCAAAAGCAAGACTACATACTTGACCACAACCAGCGCACGTCTGTGCTGCACAGCAATGGCGATTTTATCGGCAACACGCAGGTACATCAGGTGCCAATTGCTGAAATGTCCCAGCTATTATACCACGAGCTTTTGCAGAAATTCGGGCAACCGCATGAGAACCCGAAAGAGTGGTTCAAGTTTCTCGAAAGTCACAAAAAGCTGAAAAAGACTAGCGCGAGGCTTATCTAATGGCGTTTACTTCATATTCGGCGCTCAAGGCCAGCATCGCCAGCTTCTTGGCGCGTGATGACCTTACCGTGCAGATACCCGATTTTATTTCTTTAGCCGAGGCGCGTATGTCGCGTGAGCTAAAGACCCGCACCCAAGTTAAACGCGCTACGGCGGCAACCATCGCCAACACCGAGTTTATCATTCTGCCGACAGATATGCGGCAAGTGAAAAACGTGAAGCTGAACACCAGCCCAAACAAGCAGCTAGAATATGTAACGCCTGCCGTTTATTATGAGCGCTACCCCAGCACAGGCGGCGGTACACCGTCTGTATATACCGTGATTGGCGCTGAGATAGGCTTTCGCCCAATTCCCGACTCGGTGCAAACTGTCGAGATAATCTATACCGACGAAATCACACCTTTGTCGGATACTGTGGCAACCAATCGGGTTCTGCAGCAACACCCAGACATTTATCTTTATGGAAGTCTGGCCCAAGCCCACGCGTTTCTTATGGATGACGCAAGGGCGCAACAATATGATGGGCTGTTCTCGCGCATCATTTCGGAAATCAAAAACCAAACCGATGCAGAGCGCTTTAGTGGCTCCCTAAGCATCTCAACTAGCTATTCAGGAGCATAAACCATGTCAGCACTATCAGATTACGCCGAGGTGAAAATACTCGACATTATTACTGGGCGGTCAAGCGTAGCTTTCAACGGAACTACGACAACCGGCACAACCATGTATCTTGGCCTGTCTACTGGCGATTTTAGCGATACAGGTAGCGGTGCATCAGAATTGACAATCGGCACAAACGGCTACGCGCGTGCAGCCGTGGCCTTTGACGCGGCGACAGTTGGAACAGGTGCAGCGGCATCAACAACCCAGAATACGTCAGCCATAGATTTTAATTCCGCAACGGGAAACTGGGGAACTATTAGCAACTGGGGATTGTATGATGCAGCTACAGGTGGCAATGTTGTCTTAACAGGATCGTTTAGCGCAAGTAAGACCATCGAGACAAATGACGTCTTGCGTATCGCTGCCGGCGACCTTGATCTGAGCGCGACCTAACCAATGGCGGCAATGTCGGACACCCTAGAGATTAGCTTTCTCGACCATGTGACGGGCAATGCCGCCTATTCTGCAACCGGATGGTATGACGTTGTGCAAATACCAGCATCGAATATGGCCCTAGTGGCGGCATAGGATTAACAAATGGTAAAGCTACTAGATCGAGTTAAGCAGGCCGTTTCAGGCACAGCGTCAAGCACAACCCTTGGCGCGGCGGCTGAGGGCTTCCGCACGTTTAATACGGCAGGTGCTGCAACGAATGACGTCTGTCGTTATGCCATCGAGGATGATAATGGCGCTTTCGAGATCGGCACTATCGTAATTAACTCTGCAACAACCGGCACTCGCACTGTCCAGATATCAAGCAATTCAAACAACGCTCTGACTTTGACCGGTAATGCTGTGATCTTCGCCACGCTGTCGGCGGCTGACTTAAGCGGTAACGCAGCCCCAATTTGGACAACAACACCGCCGTCAAATATTGACCTTAACAACGATGGCTCTACTGCCGTTACTCTCGCTGGGGTTGCAATTGACGAATTTCCAGTACATTATTCGTGGGATGGCTTTAGCGGCACGACTGTATACGATGCTGACTCATTGCCGCCCCAGCTTTCATCCGCACCAACGTTTAGCGGCGGTACAGTAAGTCTAATCGGGTCCAGCACATCAAGTAATGCAGGCGTCTTTAATTTTCGCCTTAAGGCTTCGGATGGCGTCAAAACTGCGACAGCAATCACGGCGGTGAATTTAGAATTTTTCCCACAATCATCAAACTTGGTTGCTCGGCACGAAATTGCCGATATTTCTGGCAGTACTTGGTCCGATAGCAGCGTAAACTCTGTAGATTTGACAATCAGCAGCGGCACCGGCGGCTATAACAGTAGTGGAAACCTGAACGAGCCTGTCTTAGAGCTGGCATCTGGCAACGCAGGCAAATATTTAGCGTATGACGCTGGGGACTTTTCAACAGTCAAGACCTTCTTAATTATCTTCCAGCCTATGAATACAAATCTAAACAACGTTGTGCTTAGTGATGAAAATAGTGCTTATAACGGCATCTCAAGGTCCGGCGTAACTTACACACCCTACTCCTCATTGCTTGTTGCATGGCCAGGCACAACTCGATCAATAACTTTAAACGGGGCATCCAAGACCACGGCGGGTGACCTATTCTCCGGTTACGTTGGCGATAAGTTTAATTCTCTGGCTTTTCGCAATTTTAACTTTGGCTCAGGAACCTATCGCATCCACTCGTTCAGCAATTATAAAGGCGGTATGGCGGTCAAGGCTATTTATACATGGTCTGTTGCGCTCACGGACGCTGAGTTAAAAACTGCACATGAGACTCACTCGCAGATGGTTACGTGGTCTACATAAATGCTATGCTTATTCCCCTCGTGCAACCAAACAAATACGGAGTGACACCATGACTAAATTTGCCAACAGAGCTAAAATGTCAATCTCCAGCACCGGCACGGGCAATGTCACGCTAAACGCTGCAGTTGCAGGGTACAGAACCTTTGCAGCCGCAGGTATAGTAGACACGGACCAAATCAGGTACATAATCGAAGATGCCAATGGCACGGCGTGGGAGATCGGAATTGGTCTGATGTCGAGTAGCGCAACTGTGATGGCTAGGACCGTCGAAGAAAGCAGCAACAGCAACAATGCGCTTAACCTGACATCCTCTGCAAAAGTGCTTATAGGCCTCACCGCTGGTGATTTCGAAGCCAACCCAGCCCCGCGATGGACAACGACCCCTGTCACATCGCTTAACCTTGCAAACGATGGGTCAACTGCCGTGACCTTGACGGGCGTTGCCGTAGATGAGAATTTCCCCGTGCGGTATAGCTGGGATGGCTATAGTGGTTCCACGATTTACGATGCAGACAGCCTGCCACCACAGCTTGCCTCGGCCCCAGCCATCAACCAAAGCACAGGCGTTACATCACTGGTCGGGTCATCGACGAGCAGCAACGCTGGCACATACTACCATCGAACGAGAGCGACAGACGGCATCAACACGACCACTCAAACGACAGAGGTCAAATTGCAGTTCATCCCAATGAGCGGAATGACGGGGTGGTATGATACTGCGACTAGCACAATTGGCACGTCAGGCGGTCAACCCACGATTAGTGACGTGTCTGGCAATAATAACAACGTGGGCCTTGGCGTCAATTCGCCCGTTTACAGCGCAACGGGCTTTGCATCCAAGCCTTCGTTTTACGCTGGTTCAGGAACAAATGCTCACATTATTTTTGAGGATGCAGACTATTCTGGCGGCTCTGGAGTTGGGTCGATGTATCTAATTATGACAAACGAAGACCCCAGTGACTACCAAGCTATGTACAAAAACAATAGTCTGCTTTGGTCATTGCGAAATCACGCGTCATCGTATTCCAGAGCGATGGGCTACACAAACTCACATATAACCAGTGCAGTGCTGCGGGTCAATAAAACTGACGTTCCAAACCCAACCGCTCAAGGCTCCAGCACAGCATATACTACTTTAATCGACAGCTACACTGATCGACTGCATTCAATTGGCATTACAAATGTCGATTTTGGCACTAGTGGCGTGCTTGTGTTTGGTGGATTAAATTCTGCTGCGCATTCTGTCGGCCATTTACGCGCAATCTTGTTCTACAATCGTAACCTATCAAACGCTGAAATGGATCAACTGCACGACTACTACAAGGGCATCTACGGCTCGGATATGGCCTAACTGCGATGCTTGGCTTTTCCCCCCTCTCCGCAGGACCGCTTGCAGCCTTACCCTCAGCGACTACAGCCGCGCCTGTTTATATTGTTAAGACGCTGCCGCTTGGCGCGTCTGCACTGGGCGATGCTGGCGCGACAATCACACAAGTTGTACCGACTACAGACGCTACTATTAGCGCGTCTATCGCCGTTACAGCCACGGCATCCGCTGGTCTCATACGCCCAGCCGCCGCAACAGCCGCGACAGCCGTATCGGCAACTGCAAGCGTAGAACGGGTTCGCCCTGTTGACCCAGCCGCGCCCGGTGCGCCGCCTTTGCATTATTACTGCGCCAATCATTCGGCAATGGGCGGCTCAACTAATCACGCGGTAGCAAGCACTACGACATATGTTGTTACGGTTGTCTCTGGTAAGTTTTACCTAAACGGCGTCCAACAGCCGCTTATCAGCTTGGCCCCCGGCGCGACTTACACTTTTGACCAGAGCCATTCATCTAACGCAAGTCACCCGCTGCGTTTAAGCACATCTGCTGGCGGCACTCATTACGGTGGCTCAACCTACAGCACTGGCGTAACGTATGTCGGCACGCCGGGGCAATCTGGCAGCTACACGCAAATCGTGGTGCCAGCCGCTATCGCAGTCACAGCAACTGCAATACCAAGTTCAATACAATACCCGATTTTAGCTGACGTTAATCTGGTGGTGGCCGCAACGGCAGATTGCCAGCGCATACGTTTAACCTCGGCCAGCGCGGCAACAGCCGTCACGGCCACCGCAACGGGCGGCAGAATTAGGCCGTTTGAAGTTCCAGCCGCGCCCATATTATATTACGGCTGTGCCAACCATTTGCTGATGGGCGCGATAACCACACAAGTTCCGACGAGTACGACATCTCTAGCCGTAACCGTCAACTATACTGGCAGCGGAAACTACTTTGCAATCAACGGAGTACAGCAAGCGGAAATATCGCTGGCACCCGGCAACACTTATACGTTTGACCAAAGTCACATAAGTAACGCTCAGTTTGGTCAACAGCATCCGCTACGGTTGGCAACTACGGCAAGCGGTCACTGGTCTAATCCGTACACCAAGAATGTCACGGTTGCTGGCACGTTGGGCCAAGCAGGATCGTATACTCAAATTTACGTGCCGCCAGCCGCCCAGACATTTATTAATGCCAACGCCAACGCGATAAAGCTGACAATAAAATTTGCGCAAGCCACCGCCGCAATCTCAGTAACGGCAACGCCAGCGATAAATCGTATTCGCAAGTTTGACGCTCAATCTGCAACCGCAATTACAACAACAAATTCTGCAAGCAGGCGGCGGTCCACCACCGCAACGGCTGACGTTGCGGTAAACGGCACAGCCGAAATAGGCGGCTCTCTAGAAACGTCTAGCGCAACGGCTGTCGTTGCCATAACTGCCGTTGGCGGCGATCTGTTAAAAGTAAAACCGATAAGCGCTACTGCCGCCGTTTCAGCCTCAAGCTCTGGCGCGGCAAATCGGGTTAGGCATGTTTCGGCCAGCGCCGATATTAGTATCACTGGCACGTCTGGCCGAATGGCCTATATCGGCATGGCAGATGCCGCACAAATCAGCGTTATTGCTGGCACAGTTCCAGCAGGCGCAACTAAGTCAACAAGCGCGACATCCGCAACAGCCGTCACCGCAACCGCAATTCCGCGCAAAGTTTTAAGCGCAACCGCAACCGCAAGCGCGGCTCTCGGCGCAAATGCAATCGCCACAAAGCTAACTCTCAAGATTGCCTCTGCCAGCGCGTCCACGGCGGTCACAGCGGCGGCGTCTTGCGTTGGGCTAAAATCAACCTCCGCAACAGCGCCAATTGTGGTAACAGGCACCGCCGCGCCAAGGGCTATATTTGGTGGTGCTGCAGTGGCTGGCATCGCCGTCACAGCGACAGCATTTGGCAACGCAACTGTCCACGCTGGTGCAGCGTCAAACATCGCCGTTAATGGCGCAGTTATAGCCAAAATACAGGGCGACGATTGGGGCGATATAATAATTGCCTCTGAGGTTGACCCTTGGACAACCATAAGCACTACAGTAAGCGAACCCGTTAACCCTTGGACAATCATATGATAAAATTTGCAGATTGGTTGCCAGATCAAGCG